CGTTCGAGCTGATCGTCGAGAAGGAGGGCAACTGATGTCGCTCCCCATCATTCTCGCCGATCAGCGGCTGGCTGAACGCCGTGGCATCAAGGCGGCCATCTTCGGCCGCAGCGGAATTGGCAAGACCTCACTGCTGTGGACGCTGCCGCCGGACACAACGTTGTTCTATGACCTTGAGGCGGGTGATCTCGCCATCGAGGGCTGGAGCGGCGACACGATCCGCCCGCGCACCTGGGAAGAGTGCCGTGATTTCGCGGTCTTCATTGGCGGCGCTAATCCTGCCATTCCAGATGGCCGTCCTTATAGCCAGCGTCACTTCAAAGACGCCTGCGCCAAGTTCGGCGATCCGCGGGCACTGGACAAATACGCCACCATTTTTGTGGACTCGATCACGGTCGCGGGCCGCCTTTGCTTCCAGTGGGCAAAAGAACAGCCCGAGGCCTTCTCCGAGAAGACCGGCAAGCCTGACATCCGCGGCGCTTACGGCCTGCATGGCCGCGAGATGATCGGCTGGATCACGCATCTTCAGCACACCCGAATGAAGGACGTGTTCTTCGTCGGCATCCTCGATGAGAAACTCGACGACTTCAATCGCAAGGTCTTCGTGCCGCAGATCGACGGCGCCAAGACCGGGCTCGAATTGCCGGGCATCGTCGATGAAGTGCTGACAATGACGGAATTGGCTGATGGCGCGAAGCAGCTGCACCGGGTCTTCGTCTGCCAGACGCTGAACCCTTGGAACTATCCCGCCAAGGATCGTTCTGGCCGCCTCGATCTCGTCGAAGAAGCCCACCTTGGCCGCCTCATCGCCAAGATCGGCGAGCCCGGCCGCTCCCCTCTCGAACGCCTCACGTTCAGCCGCCCGGGGCCTGTCGCTCCGGACGCCGCTCACCCCAACGCCACACCCTGATCCAGGAGCATCCCCATGACAAACGCATGGAACGATTTCAACGACGCCAAGCAGAACGCCAACCTCATCCCCAAGGGCACCATCGCCAAAGTGCGGCTCACCATCCGGCCCGGCGGTTTTGATGATCACTCTCAGGGCTGGACCGGCGGCTATGCCCGCCGCGGCACCACGGGCTCCGTCTACCTCGATGTCGAATACACAGTGCTCGAGGGTCCTTACGCCAAGCGCAAAATCTGGTCGATGATCGGGCTCTACAGCGCTTCGGGCCCGAACTGGGCCAACATGGGGCGCAGCCTCGTGCGCGGCATCCTGAACTCGGCGCGCGGCCTCTCCGACAAAGACAATTCGCCCGAGGCGCAGAATGCCCGCCGTATCTCGGGCTTTGCGGATCTCGACGGGATCGAGTTCGTTGCCCGCATCGACATCGGTAAGGACAGCAATGGCGAAGACAAGAACGACATTCGCCAGGCGGTGACGCGCGATCACAAGGAGTATGCCGCTGCCACGGCAGGCAATGCACATGCCCCTGCCTATGCGCCCCCGCAGCCGTCCTATGCGGCCCCGGCCCAGCAGTTGGGCTACGTGGCACCTCATCCCCCGCAGCCCGCTTATGCGGATCCAGCCCCGCAGCAGGCAGCTCCTGCGCCCGCCGCCGGCGTGCGTCCCACCTGGGCGAAGTGAGGTCACACCATGCTGCTTCGCCCCCGTCAGAAACTCTTCGTTGAGCGCAGCCTGTCTGCGCTCGACGCCCACCGCAACACGCTTGGCGTCGCGCCGACCGCGGCCGGCAAGACCATCATGCTCTCAGCCGTTGCCGGTGAGATAGTGCGTGGCACGGATGCCAGGGCTTGCGTGCTGGCCCACCGCGATGAGCTGACCGAGCAGAACCGCACCAAGTTCGGCCGCGTCAATCCTGAGGTCACCACCTCGGTCGTCGATGCAAGCACGAAGTCGTGGGGCGGTCAGGTGACATTCGCGATGGCGCCGACGCTGTCACGCGCCTCGAACCTTGCCGACATGCCGGCGCTCGATCTCCTCATCATTGATGAGGCGCATCACGCGGTGGCTGACAGCTACCGGCGCATCATTGATCACGCCTTGCAGCGCAACCCGTCTGCCAAGATCTTCGGCGTCACCGCCACGCCCAATCGTGGCGACAAAAAGGGGCTGCGCGAGGTCTTCGACAATATCGCCGACCAGATCCGCATCGCCGAGTTGATCGCGTCCGGTCACCTCGTGCCCCCCCGCACCTTCGTCATTGATGTGGGCGTGCAGGATGCATTGAAAACAGTGCGCCGCGTCGCCGCTGACTTCGACATGGGCGAAGTTGACGCCATCATGAACAAGTCGCCGGTCACGGATGCCGTGATCGCTCACTGGAAGGAGAAGGCCGGCAATCGTCAGACGGTGGTCTTCTGCTCGACGGTCGATCACGCTTGCAATGTCGCCGATGCATTCAAAGCAGAAGGGGTTTCGGCGGCGCTCATCCACGGTGAGATGGGGGATGCCGACCGCAAGGCCACACTTGCCGCTTATGATCGTGGCGAGATCCAGGTCATCACCAATGTGGCTGTGCTGACCGAGGGCTGGGATCACCCGCCGACCTCCTGCGTCGTGCTATTGCGGCCATCTTCTTACAAGTCCACCATGATGCAGATGGTGGGCCGGGGATTGCGCACCGTGAACCCGGAAGAATACCCGGGCGTCCTCAAGACTGACTGCGTCATCCTCGATTTTGGGACGTCAAGCCTCATCCACGGTTCGCTCGAACAGGATGTCGATCTGAACGGCCGCGAGGTAAGCGGCGACGCCCCCACCAAGACCTGCCCGTCCTGCGCGGCGCAAGTGCCTGCGGCTGTGATGGAATGCCCGCTTTGCGGTCATGTCTGGGAGAGCGATCGCGAGGCCAAAGGTCCTGAGGCACTCGGCCATTTCGTGATGACCGAGATCGATCTTCTGGCCCGATCGAGCTTCGAGTGGATCGACATCAATGGTGACGGTTCGATCCTGATGGCGAGCGGCCTTAACGCCTGGGCCGGCGTCTTTGCCGAGGGCGGCCGCTGGTATGCGGTGGGCGGTGCCAAGGACAAGCGCGCCACCTTGCTTGGTGTCGGTGAAAGCGTCGTCTGCATCGCGGCGGCTGACGATTGGCTCAACACCAATGAGTCTGACGAGGCGGCGCACAAGACCAAGGGCTGGCTGCGCCAGCAGCCGACGGACAAGCAACTCGCCTGGCTCCCGCCCGCCTGCCGCATGGACTTCAACCTCACCCGCTACCAGGCCTCGGCCATGCTGAGCCTCAAGTTCAACCGCACCGCAATTCGTGCCCGGATCAACGAGGCCAAGGGCGCTCGGTTCGCGGTGGCTGCGTGATGGAGGAGCTTTATGTCGCCATCACCCACCTCTGCCGCCGCGCGGTTTACCTCTTGGCATCCGCGCTTCGCGCTCTGCGCGGTGTGCCGACAGCCGACGCGTGGCTTTGGCTGGTCCGAGCCGCAACCTGTGAATCGGCCGCGGCCCTCAGTGTGGTTTTGCTCCATCACCTGTCAGGCCTTCTTCTGGCAACGGGCACGGAGGTCTTCCGCCATGGTTGATCTTACCGAGGAAGAAAAATCTGCCATGCGTCACGCCATGCAGATGGTAGCCGAAGTGATGGAGGAGATCGGCTGGCAGACCCGGCTGATCGAGCTCTCAGAGCCCCAGGTGCTCACCCTCATCGAAGTCGCCATCGGCGGCTTTCAGGACGCGATGCGCGAGATCGCCGCGGCCAACAAGCAGCAATTCCCGGAGGTGCCGTTTTGAAACTGGATTTCAACCACACGCGCGGTTTCGCGGAACTGCTCAATGACGCCATCGACATGGCGCTCACTGATGAGAATGCGCTGCGTCCCAGCCGCGAATATCTCGGCGGCTCGCGGGTGGGTCACGCCTGCGAACGCGCCCTGCAGTTTGAATTTGCAGGCGCCGCGAAGGACGACGGCGCGGATTTCCCCGGCCGAACCCTGCGCATCTTCGCCATCGGTCACGCACTCGAGGATCTTGCAATTCAGTGGCTGCGCGCCGCGGGCATCGACCTCTACACCCGCAAGGGCAATCGCCCCGATGGTGAGCAGTTCGGCTTTTCGGTCGCGGACGGCCGCATTCGTGGCCATGTTGACGGCATCATTGCCGCCGCCCCCGAGCCCATGTCACTCGGCGTGCCTGCGCTCTGGGAATGCAAGACCATGAACGCCAAGAACTGGCGCGCCTGCGTCAAGGACGGCGTGGCCGTCTCAAAGCCGATCTATGCGGCACAGATAGCACTCTACCAAGCCTACATGGATGCCGCCGTTCCGGGGCTTGCCTCGAACCCGGCGCTCTTCACCGCCATCAACAAGGACACGGCGGAGCTGCATCACGAGCTGGTGCCGTTCAACGCCGAGTTGGCGCAGCGAATGAGCGACCGTGCCGTGCGCATCCTCAGCGCCACCGACGCAGGCGAATTGCTGCCTCGCATTGCGCGCGACCGCGACCACTTCGAGTGCCGGATGTGCGCTTACGCCAACCGCTGCTGGAGCTTGCCCCAATGAGTGATGAGCGTGACGACAAGTCCACTGGAGAGGTGATCCACTTCAATCCGTGGCGTGATTTCAACGACGCGGCGCCGCAGGAGGACCCGTTCGGCATTGAGCCCGATGCGGATCAGCTGGCGACATTTCTGGATGTGGTCTTCGGTTATTGCGAAGGCCTGATCCCTGTGCGCGGCTTCG